CCACAAGGCCCAGCGAGCCCGCAGAACAGAACCAGCCCCGGTATTGGCTCTCCTGTGACCAGCGTTCAACAGAGGGGTCCACCGGATTCACTAGCACAGAAGAATCAAGCGGGTATTTCCAATGCGAAGCGCATTAAAGGGGCATAATTGAAATAAGGGATATAGACTCGGAAGGCGCAGTGGCTATTATGAATATAGAGAAAATGGACCCAATGGTGAGGAAGATGGGGGTGCATACCGAAGCATTCCAGAAGGCTTTGGAAGAAGGAGACGCATTGAACGCTCGACTTCACTTAGTGGAAATAAAGAAATTCGCAGAGTATCTTGATGACGATTTGACGGAAGCCATCAAGAAATCAGAGAATCTAGAGGATTTGAGTGGTGTCTCTCACTTCGCTGGTGGCGTTCCACTAGCCAAGTTCAATGAGACTGGACAGAATTTCGATGTATCGCAGAGAGACTCGGTTCTACCGGGCTTCATCCCTGCGGCTCGCTCTCACGGTCAAATAAAGAAATCCACTGGAACATTCGGACGTAGAGTGTGAGGGTGATTCTTTGAGCGAAGAGCCAAGCACCGTAGACACTTTGATGAGCACTCTCATCACAAAGATGGAGTCTATGGATAATGAGTTGCAGGAACTCAGAAAAATGGTTAGGTCGCCTCAATCTCTTTTGAGAAAGGCAGGCTTCGTTCCTATGAGCACTCCTCTATCCGAGGATGTGATGCCAGATGGCTTCAGAGGCGATGAGATTCTCAAGGAGAATAAGGATATGCCGGATAACTACACCAACGAGGAGATTCACACCATGACGTGGGAAGAGATTCACGATATGGCCGCACAGCACAAAGAAGTAAAGGAGATGTATTAGATGAAGCCAAGATACCAAGAGACCTCAGACGAAGTCAAGAAGATGCTACAGAAGGCAGAGAGCCTAGTGAAGAGAGCAGATGAGATAGAGAAGGGAATACATCACATGGCTACTTCTTTCAGCACAGAACCAGCAGGTGAGGAATTCCACATAGTCCAAGGTGAGTCTTCACGCAATGCTTTCTATACCACCAATCAATCTCTACTCGATTCAAGCGATGTGGCTAACAAGGGAGCCAAGAGTTCATCCGTCAATATGGATGCTCTCTCCAAGAGGCTCAACACTCATGATGCTAACGTGAAGGAAGACAGCACTGGTGGCAAAGAACATTCTGGACAGTCTCTTGAGTGAGGCTTCAAAATGTCTAAGAAACTAGTTCTAGTGAAGGGAGTGGCCCCTATGGGCAGATGTCGTGAATGCGGTGGTGACTCTCATACTGGGTGTATGAAGCATGAGGATATGTCTTTTAGGGAATGCCAAGGTTCTCGTGGCTATGGCGGTGCTCCTACACCAGTGATTCAGAGTAGGTGAGAGAGGAGATGTTGGTATGCGAGAAGACGCTTTACAGGTCTATCTGAGACAAAGAGACAATCTCTACTCTGCCATTCTCAAGTCTTCTGATTACGATGATGAAGCACAGGAATACGCAGAATCCGCTGTCAATCTCATAAGGCATGAAATCGCTTTTCCACGAACTCGATTCGATGCCATATGCCTCGGTGCTATCCTCAAGGCGGAGAAAAGCGCAAGAAGAAAGAAAAGGGAGAGTAAAATTCTCGATAAGGACAAAAGGGGAAAGGGGAAGTTACTGACTCGTTTTGCCTTGGGTCACCCTAATCGTCATATGTTCCAGAGAAACGCTTCCGTAATGGATGCGTTGAGGGCTCTCAAACTAGATTCATTACAGCATATCGATGACCAGAGGGTGTGGGATGCTCTCGATGAGATAGCAGGTGAGCAGGGCTACCTAGACTTCGATAAAGTTCCAGAAAAGACCGAGGAGGAGAAGGAAGAGAAGAACAGGATGCTACAAAGCGTCCTTGAGGAGCATATGGCTGGAGAGGTCAGACCTGCTGGCAGTCATTACCTACCTGTGAACAAACAAGAGCACATTCATTCTGAATGGCCCACAGTTGACCCAGATGCAGGCATCAACGACAACTTCCACTATTGGCATGAGAGCACTCATCCTCTGAGGAGGAAGAACTCAAAGACTTCTAGGAGCCATATGGCTGAGTTATTGAGGAACTACGTCTGGAAGACTGAGGATAGTGACCCCTTCGGCGGCGAGTGGAACTCAGATATCGAGAGTATGGCCGAGAAGCACGCGAAGGCCATAGAGAAGCATGAGAATGACAATTCGTCGCATCAGATAATCAGAGGCATGAACAAGACTCTCGCTAAGACCAAAGACGCCTTTGCGAACGACCACTTCACCCAATGGAGAGTAGCGAATGGTCATCCGATTCAGCATCACTCTGACGCTCCCACTGAGGAAGAGAGGAAAGCCGAGATAGCGTTGCTGGATGAACAGATTAGGAACGATTACCGAAGAGACATAGAGAGAGACCCCCAAGGTAATTACAACAATGAGGACGGTTTGAGTTACGACGCTTGGTTGAGGAGAGAATACGAGAAGAGCAGAGAGGCCAAGTCTCCTTTCCTCGGCTCTGTCTTGGGTGGCACTATGGGTGCTCATAGCATGGACTTGCTGTATGAGAGGTCTTTCAGAAACTGGTTGGAGGAAAATCCAGAGAAGAAGAACCTACCAGTGCGAATACAGAGAAAGGAACACATGGAACAGGCTCAAGCGAACTGGGATAGCCCGGACGCCCATCAGAGTGATGCTCTCTCTATCGATGATGCTACTATGGAAGAGCAGGAACTCATCGATGAGGCAGTTATGAATATCGACCCGAGGATAAGTTTCGGTGACTTGTCGGCAGAGCAACAGCATACCGTAATGAGCAAAGTCTACAGGAAGACTAGGGGCGATACGGAGGCCAAGAAGCACGCTCATCAATTAGGATGGATGGGATATATGCTCGGTCTTGAGTGGTTGGAACCCAGAGACAGGACTAAGGTCATCGACCACATAATGGAACATGGCACTGATACTCATGGGAAGCAGGAAATCGCATTGGGAGATGGGACCAAGATACCGATGGGACTACTGAAGAGAAACTTCTTGATGAGATTCACACCAGAATTCAATCACACTCAACGTAGAGGTTCCTCCACCGCTCCTAATCGCGGGAAACACGTGGAGAGCGATGAGGACACCAGCGGAGAGAGGCTCTACGAGAGGGGTTCCGTTTGGAATGCCGTACAGAGCGTTCTTGGTGAGGGTGGCGCTGATTTGCAGAACTTCCTATCCCAGATGTCCGGTCATGCACCGGGTAGCAATGTTACGATGCCCGTAGTCGGTCTGAAAGACCCGAAGCGCTTCAAGGCTAAGATAAGGGAGTTCACGGAAGGAACTCATGATGATTTGCTGAATGACGATGGCACTGCTGGTGAGCCTCATGACAGACCAGTCCACGCGGCTCTCCAAGAGCAATATGAAGGGGTACTCAACAACAACAAGACCCCAGAGGAGGAGTTGAATTGGAAGGACTTCTTGAGGTTGGTAGGTTGGAGACAGGATAAGAACGGCGAGTTCCATCAAGTAGAAGCGCATGAGTTCTTCGATGATTGGTCAGAAGACCATCCTAGCAACATCAGCAAAGAGCAGATGGAGAGGATAGGGGAAGCGAGAGAATCCTTCTTAGGTTTCTCTAGAATGGAGAAGGAAATCAGAAACCTGTTCGGTTTCATAAAGAGCGGTAATGGGATTGACGAAGACCCAGATGGGCATTATGTGGAAGACGAGATGGGAATGAAGAGAGGACTCTCTGACTTCTTCGGGAGACTATACGAGCATGGTGGACACCCAATGGACGCTTCTCATCTATTGGAAGCGCTGGCTACCACCTTCGCGCCTAGAGAGAACAACTACACCCAAAGATACAACCCAAAGACCAGACAATACGACAAAGTGCCTGTGACTGATGTGAAGGGCGCTTTCGACGGCTTCATGGGAAAAATACACGCAACTGGTCAATTAGTTCCGAAAGGCTCGATGATGGGGCTCCTAGCACATTTCATACCAGAGGTCTTGTCTCCTTATGTGACCAGCCCCAGCGTACAGGCTGGTGCTCTCGTCAATATGCTATCTCCCATCGACAGTAGCGCTCCAGACAATCCGAAGAATCCCGGTAAATTCAAGGCTAGGAACAACAAGAACAACACGAAGGAGCATGAATCTGCGATTCTTCATGGATTGAGTAATGCGAAAGAGGCCATGAGTATAGAGGAGCATAATGATGCGAGGGAGCATAGTCGTAATGCACAGGGTTTCTTGTTGCATCCATCGGTAGCAGAGAGAAACAGCAAGTTCACTGACAATTTCTCCACTGCGCTCGGAATGAAGGGTGACCCCTCTTTCAGCGATAAGAAACTGAGAGAGCAAACGCATGATTACGTTCGCAATGGGACTTCCATGGGGGTCAAGCACAGACCCGGAATGAAATGGAGTCAAGACAGTGATGGTATCTGGAGGGAAGACCCCAATGGAGAAGTCAAATTAGGTTCACCTTACTCGCATTTGAGCACTGACGAGATGATGAAGTTAGACATAGACCATAGGATGGCCCATCCAGACTCCGATTCAGATTTCTTGAACATCATAGACGATACTGGTCTAACCAGCGTCATTGACGAATTGACAGAGACCCCGCGAGAGAAGAGATTCAAGAGAGGTAGCGGTAGTCAACTAGACGACCTCAGCAGTGGTCTTCCAGAGACACTACCAGAAGAGGAGTATCAGATGCCTTTGACTGATTTGGACGCCCCTATGCAAACAGGAATGAGTGCTAGTGGAGAGGGCATCGGGGGTGCTAGGTCATTGAGGAATCTCATCTCCACCCCCTCCAACCCCACTGACAGTGGCTTCGGCTCATTCAGCGTGACAGCGCCATCCAATCGCTGGGGCATCAGAAATCTAGGTGAATTGAGGAGAGTGATAGAGATGGAACAGATGGAGAGCAATCTACCGGAAGGTGATTTGGATGAGTTGATGTCTCTAGAGACGGATATGATACAATCCTTCATCTCGGACCAATACAAATCCGGTCAAGCGCATGAGAGTCTTGAAGCCGAACAGTATAGGATGACGAAAAAGAGCATGGATGATGCTGTCATGAGGATGGCTTCCGTATTGAAAGAGCATTTCTTGGAGCAAGACCCCGATGCATTCGACCCATCCGACCCGATAAAGTTCATCTCAAATCATGCTCAGTTGATGCATGACGCAGAATTGATGACCATGCACTTGTCTCATGAGGAGATAGCGATGATGATGCCTGATGGTAAGGGACTTCATGTCATAGCACCAGATGTAGGAGTTCAAGAGGTAATGGGCTCAGTCGAGGGTCATCACGGTGAATCAGTCCATCATCCCATAGCCCAACTGCTAGGGATGGGAAGCGATTCCTTCATAGGCACTGAGGTGTCCAACCAACACACACCGAAGGAGATATGCAAACTTCTAGGTCTAAACTGGGATGACCCCACAGACAAGGAAGTGGTACAGAGGCTTCATGGGAGCCTACCCGAATACAAAGAGGGAGAAGAGCCAGCCATCAGAAGAGTCGCAACCATAGGGGACTTGCTCCAAGTAGATTCCGAAATCAGCAAAGTGCATCCCAAGGGCGAGGCTTGGCACGGTCTAGAGAGGAGAGGCGTCAGAACCGAGAGTCAACAGAAGCAGTTGGAAAGACTTGAGTCTAGGATACAGAAGGTAGCGGAAAGCGGCGATTTGGAGGAACTTGCTAGATTGCAGGTGCAGTTCCATAGGATGCAGACTCAAGGTAATACGTATAGTAGGGGACATGACTGGAGTTCTCACGAGACCGCTGAGGAGAGTCTCGATGGAGCCTATGATGATTACGCTGAGAGATTCAGAGCAGAGCATCCTGAGCCTTCTGTTAGATATGGTGGACGAGTGTTACCAGTCAGTCAAGACTCTAAAGGAAAACCTGCATTTGTAAATGACTTCGTTAGGAATCATCCTGTATTTACCTCTATATCCGGTCTCATGTCTATGTTCCAATCGCCAAAAAGACATGGCACTGAAGACTTGGCTAACTTCGGACTCTCTCATCATTTCGCTGACGAAGGAAATACGAAGTTAAAATACGTTAAGAGAGTGGGCTCTTTACCATATGTAGAACAAGCGAGAAGGCGTTTGAGGAACCTAATATCCTATGACCCTCAGATTATAGCGCCTAATATGGCCGTGAACAGCAGGCAAGTTCCCTTGGTCTCCACAACCACAGTGCCATTGCATCCCGGTAGACATGGTAGGGTGATGGGTGGGGCATCCATGTTATCGCATTACACTAATCCGAAGTTGAGGATGGAAGGTCACCTGTTGTTACCGACTGTGAGCGCCAATGTGGGTGCTACTGGTATGCAACTTGGTACTGAGACGACTGAACAGCATCTAGTGTTCCCCAGTCACGATTCGTATGCCACTGTTCATGGTGACGATGTGACTTCTGAATTGCAGACTTCAATGGGAGACTCCAATCTGGTTCTACCTTGGAGTAATAGCCAGAGCCCCACTCAGAGGGTGACAGAGACAGAGCCAATGTCAATGGTAGAACAACATGGCCCACAAATAGTGCAAACCAGCAGACCGACTACGATTTCGGGTCTATTGTTGAAGGAACTACCGAAGGAGATGCCCCTAATAGAGCCGATGCACAAGATTTTCGACATAGAAGACCTCAATCAACTAAGGGGTTTCACTGGTGAATGGGTGGTATCGGTATTCTATGAGGGAGAGAGAATCAAGGTCAAGAGGAGGAAGAACAGTCTGACCATTACTGATACGAATCACGAGAAGTTCGCTCTCTCGGATGAGATGAACAAGTCCCTCAGAAAGTTATGCAAGCACAACTTCACTGTCGATGCGGTTCTGAACTCCGGTACGTTGTATGTTTGCGATGTGATGTATTACGATGGTAACGATGTCACTGATATGAGCACTAGAGAACGGGTCAAGATACTCAGAGGGCAGTTCGATAGTCATGAGAATGTCATCATTCCTAGCCCCTCTACACTCAAAATAACCGATGAAGACGGGTTAAAGAGTGCTGTAAAGGGGCTTCTAGAGGAGAATAAGGACGCCAAATTGCTTCTCAGAGACGCAAAATCGACGTATATGAAGGGTGAGGAGAAGCATCCAAAGTGGATTTTGATGACTAAATCTGACGATGACTTCCATATTCCGTTCGGAATGGAGTTAGATGAGGGTCATTTCATCCTTCATTTCTCAGATGACTTGGTGAAATACGACATAATCGATGATAGTCCCCAGAATCCAATAGCGGCAATCGCTGGTTTCTCTGGTTCTGACTACCCGATTAGACTAGCGAAGAGCCTTGAGAGGTATTGGAAACCCGCTTTCAGTGAGATGCTGAAGGAATCCACACCATTGCAAGAGCCAATGACACCACGGGACACAGAGGAGGAGAGTGCAGGTATCATCAAACCCGACGACGAAGATAGAATCAAGAAGCCGAAGAAATACCTAGAGGCTCTTCTCAGATTGGAGAAGAGGCTTGATGATTTTGAGAAGGGGCATTATCCGATGTCTGGTAGCAAGGGTATGTATTTCGATGTCGAATCACCTAGAGGGCCAACTGAACTAGTTCATCCATCAACTCTACCCGATTACGATATGTTGGAACCGGAAGGGCAGGAGTTGGAACAAGAGGAAGATTACCCCGGAAGACGCAAGAAAGCGGCAGAAACGGCACATAAGGACGAAGAATTGGAGACTTTTGGGAACCCATGAGCACCCGCTTCATCTATATATCATGACAAGACACGGTGGGAATTAGTGTGCAGTACCAGATACATAGACCAAGCAATGAGAGCATCTCTCTCCTCAAGGCAGGGAATGAACTCGTGGTCGCAGGATATGCAAGCGTAGAACTGGTGGACAAGCAAGGCGATTTAATAACAAAGGAGGCATTGAAGGACGCATTTCGGAAGTTCATGGAGAACCCGTCATACAGAAACGTCCAGTTAGCGCACTCAAATATACAAGTTGGAGATGTAATTCCTAATTATACAGATAGTGAAGGGAGGTTGTGGAAAAGCGAAGTCGACGATGTCGGAATGTTTGTAGTAATACAGTTACGTGATGATATCGAAAAAGCAAAGGAAGTCGCCGCAGAAGTCCGAAAAGGAGCACTTAGGGGTTTCAGTATCGGAGGACAGGCATTCAAGCGAGTCAGAAAATCAGACCCGAAGCATGGAGACTACCAAGAAATCAGCAAGTTGGAACTGCATGAAGTGACAATCTGCGAAAAAGGCATCAATCCAGAAGCAACATTCAGAATACTAAAAGAAGAAAGGGAAGAAAATAAGGTGAACAAAATGACCGAAATAGAAAATGACGCAATGATGAACCAGATAGGTGATGTTCTGGGTCGTCTAGAAACCCGTCTGGACTCTCTGGAGAAGGGCAAGAAACCCGAATTCCTAGATGACAAGGACGAGAAGAAAGACGACAAGAAGAAGGATGACGAAGGCGAGTCAGTCGAGAAGACTGATGAGGATGTCGAGAAGTCAGAATTCTCAGACGTTATCACCTCAGAATACCTCAACTGGATGGAAGACACCCTAAAGAGCGCTGGTGTGGACACAGATGCCGCACGAGCACACTTTGATGGCGACGATGTCGCCAAGCAGAACATGGGTTCCACTCCCGGTGAGATGTCTGCGAACGACCTACAGCGAACAGGTCAGACCAAGGGACGAACGAGCGAGGGTGGCAAGCCATCGACTAACGCTCTATCCCGTGCCGGACTCAAGAAGTCCGACTACCTGACTGCCGCTGATGTTGACGCAAGCGATGTAGAAGCCGCTTATGAGGTCTACAAGGCCGCGGCTCTAGAGGAGGAGTTTAGGGGAAGCCTTGAGCACCACTTCGCTGACCGATACAACGCAGAGAGGGCCGAGGAGATTTCCAAGGCTGAGGCCGCGGCTTTCGACGCAAGAAGCCCTCTAGAGGACATCCAGAAGTCAATCGCGGCTCTCGGAGAGAGGATTGACGCAATCGGCACACCAGTCGAGAGCGGCGAGACCATCCAGAAGTCGATGAACGTGACTGCAATTCCATCAACGCAAGACCTAGCACAGATGTCGTGGGAAGAAGTCCACCAACTGGCAGGAAGAGCATTTGAGGGGGGTAACTGATTATGGCAAGAGATTACGTACGAACAATAACTGACATGGAGCGCTACTACTATGGCGCTGGAAACGCAATGGGCTACTCATACTCTGGTAGCGAATTGCTGAAGGCCGACAGCCCAATGCTGTCCACGACTGCTGGAACCTACCAAGCAATCTACGGGCGCAAGGTCTGGTCGCAACTGAACCAAGAGTTCAACGCTTTCAGCATACTACCCAAGAAGCCTTGGGACAGGTCTGGATGGCGAGTCATCACTGGCAAGCCCTCGACTACCGTTGGCGGTGGTGTTGCTGAGAACGCAACCCTACCCGAGACGCAGAGGCCGACCTTCCAGCACATTGCCGCAAAGCCAAAGACCATCGCACACACGTTCGATATGTCTGAGACCGCTATCTTCCTAGCAGACAAGGATGACGGATTGGGAGACATCCGCTCCGTCCTCAAGGAAGAGATGGGCAAGCACCACGCTGAGATGGTCAACATGATGCTGACCGAGGATGTGGACGAGAAAGCAGGGAACAACTTTGAGTCCCTAGACAGGATTACAGCCGCTGACGGAACATCATCTGGTCTGACTGGACTAAGAACAACCGGAGGAACGACACACTGTTCCGCCGCAGACCTAGACATCTACTCGATTGACAGGGCGACCAACGAATGGTCCGAGGCAGAGGTATCCTGCGGAGCAGACAAGTCAGCCGCTAACAGGAGAACCATGAGCCTAGACCATCTGGACGATATGTTCCAGAAGATGTGGGTCCGTGGTGGTAACCCGAAGGTTATCCTAACGCACTACGACACTCTAATGAGGCTACAGCAACTGCTACAGTCCCAGCAGAGGTTCATGGAAGAGAAGAGGGTCACCCCCACCTACAACGGTGTAAAGGGTGTTCCCGGTATCGAGGCTGGATTCATCGTGGCAACCTACAACGGTGTTCCAATCATTCCTTCCAAGGATGTCAAGCCAGACGGAATCGGCAGGCTATACTTCCTAGACACTGACTACCTACACTTCTCCACAGCAATACCGACCCAATACTTTGAGTCGGGTATCGAGACTGGCGACCCGTTCGCCATCAACAGACTGGGCCAAGAGGGGCTCTACCGAACCATGGGTGAGGTATGGACCACTTTCTTCGGAGCACAGGGGAGCATTCGTGACCTTCAGTGAGGTTGCTGGGAGATAACATAGAGGTGAAATGATATGGCAAGCGAATTAACAATAACAACAGCGGCGGCGGCAAACGGAACCAACACCCTTGTGGGTGCATGGGAACTCAGAGCAGGCTCTCATGACACAGAGGGTTGGCTAGACGGACAGGCAACATCGGGATACCCCGGTAGCCTTGACGGTTTCAAACCACAGAACGTAGCAGACGGCGGAAGCGAGTCCAACAACCAAGGATATGCCCCAGCACCCAAGATGGCACTAATTAACTGCACAGGCGGAAGCACCAACTGCAAATTCACACTGGGCGGAGGAATTACAAGCATTCTTTCCATCTTCGTGACGAGCGGTGAGGCAAGCCCCGGAAGCGCAGTTCTTGGAACCACCGAGTCTGGTTTGGAAGTGACAGTTACAGGACTAGCAAACACCAAAGTAGCAGACCTAATGGTTCTATACAACTGAGGTGGGTAATTGCCCACTGTGACCTACAACGGTGTCCTCAAGTGGAGACCAGCCCCCGGTGGGTTGGGAACCGTCAGAAGAGGACAAGCCAATGAGGTTTCCCAAGAGTGGTTGGATAGGCACGGCCTCACCCTCGGTCCAGATTGGGTCGTGGGTGGGGGCGACCTCCCTACTCTCGATGAGGGGAACGATGGAATACCAGACTCCTCGTGGACCGTAGCCAACATCAAGAAGTGGCTAGGTGACGAAGGCGTAGAACTCGGATACGGATACAAGACGAAGACAGTTCTTCTCGGAATGGTCGAGGAACACTTAAATCCCTCAGCGTCTGAGCCAGTAGTAGAAGAAGTGGCTGAAGTCGCTGAAACTGAACTAGAAAACACAATGGAGTGATAGAATATGGCAACAGTAACTATAGACAGCAGACCTAGTGTAATGGGCAATTTGGTGATGGTAACAGGTAGTTTCACGGCAGACTCAACGTCGCAGACCGTGTCTCTAGCCGACCACCTATCATCGATTGACTCCTTCACCATAATGCCAGTAAAGGCATCAATCGTGGCAACCCCAATCGTGACAATCGATACGGACCCAGTCACTGATGTTCTACTGACAGTGGTGGACACGGAAGAATACAGGTTTATGGCTCTAGGTCAGCGCTGATTAAGGCGGTGACATAGATGGCGGCAGGCGTAACAGTCCTCGGACCCTATCCACCTACGCAGTTCGACAAGGCTGGTACGGATTACACTTCGTCAGGACAAACTGAGTCCTTGAATGAAAAAATGACTGGTGATGTATCCGGTCTTGGGAATGCGGCCAATGTGGTGTCAGTGGAGCCAATCGTCGTCTTAGGCAACGTCTATTTGATTGTCTACATGAAGGCGTGATGGTAGTTGGCATGGGATTTGAAGTCAGAACTCTAGACATCGATGACATCTCAAGAGCGCAGAAGCAGAACGTCCGTGTAGATACCGCCTACGACAATGGCGTAGTCCAAAACAAAGAGCACCCATTGAAGGGAGTGACTCGCTCTCAGAGGGCTAGAACCTCCGAGGTCGGGGATATTCTCAACATAGGTGCTGGAACCAGATGCAAGCATTGCGGTATGCTCCACTTCCTATGGAGGGCGGATTGCGGCTCTTGTGGGAAACCGATGGATTATAACTTAGGACACAGGGACGAAGAGGCGAGGATGTGAGGATATGCCACAAGTTTTCAGCCCCGGAGAGCCAGAGACTCGACCACTAGACCCAGAAGGCGTAGTATATACGACACCACAGAAGGTCGCTGACCTCCTTGAGATAGGGGCGCAAGAACCAGTGTTGATGTCTGCTAATGCAGAAGCGGCTGGAGTATTCATCACAGGTTCCGATTTCAGAAACATAGGCTTCTCTGTCGATGATAGCATACTCATCTACAGTGATGCTGACCCACTGGGAGAAGAGCGTATCATAACTGGCATCACATCCACGGCTGGTGGTGTCAAACTAGCATTCACAGGTGACATAAACCCCGGCCTGTATGAGATAGCGGATAACGGATACGTGCAGAACCAAGCATCTTTCACCAACGGTAAGGGAAAGAATCGTGGTCTTACGAAGAAGAAGGTGGAAGCCATCATCAAGAGAATGCAGGACAAGATAGACAATCTCACTCATAATGCATGGAGACCATATCTAGTCAGCGCTGAATACATCAATTTTGACACTTACAAGCCCTATAGACGGCGTTATTACACCGACTACGTGGGAACTACCCCTCTGCTATTTAGGAACGTCCAGCAGATTCTGAGACTGGAACTTTGGCAGGGTGACGATTACAGGGAGATTGGTGCGGCTGAGGCGCGTATCACCTTGCCGGATAATGTTCGTTCTCTCACTGGCTCCATAGTCATGTCACCCGGAAACGGCAGTTCTGCTACTCTCGCTATCGGCACAGGGACAGGGCAATGGAGAGCAGACTTCGATAAGGCTACCACTGCTCAGAACCTCGCTGACCTCATCAACAAGGAGAATAGAGTGGGCAAGACAACCGTGAATTTCGTCGAGCCTACCTTCTTACTGGAGGGTAGCACGTCAAATGTGGCAGTCAACAATGAGTTCCTCGCTACGGCGAATGCCGATTATGGAACTGGGAAGGTCAAGATAACCAGCATGAGAGACACAGTTGGTGGCGAGAGTTGCACGATTGTGGCTACTGATAACAACATAGGAATCTCTCAGACCTCTGGTGCTTCCACCACTTTCAGTAGTTGGGACAACCAAGATAACGGTACTGGTGTGATTACGGTCACCAGCACGATAGGCAACGGCAGTGTGGTTTCTTTCGACTCGCTTGTAGGAGGAACAGGTTATTCCGCCACTAATGGAGTCGCTACTAGCGGTGGCTCTGGGACTGGTCTCACCGTCAATACCACAGTGACCAATGGTGTCGTGACGGGCGTTGTGATTAATTCGCCGGGTGAGAAATACGCAGTGGACGATGTGATTACCATCTCCGGTGGTAGTGGTTCCGCATCCTTCACTGTGACATCGGTCTCTAACACCAGTTTCGCAGATGCTGGTGTGGCTCGTGACACTAGTGGAAATGTGTTTAGGTACACAGGGAAGACGGCAAGCACGTTCACAGGTTGCAAAATCATAGTAGGTAGTAGTCTTAGTGAGATTGGTGGCACGATAACTCAGAACAGACTCAGCATAGACCTACAGGGCGGTAGCGCCAGTGGTGACAAAGGTAGGCTACGGGACTGGTGGATAGACAATGAGATGGGCATAATCTACTTCAACAACTCGTATCCGTTCTTTGAGTGGAATGCCATCAAGGTGGCTTACATCTACGGTGAGAGGTATCTGGAACAGGCCATAGAGGACGTATGCACCAAGATGGTCGCTGTTGATTTACTCATGAGTGATGACAGGAGCGTCCTCATTCCAGAGGGTTCGCAGAACGTAGACCTAGCGTCTAAGATACAGTTATTCAACCTCGATATAGAGAAGACCCTTGCTAGATACAAGGAAGTGGTAATCTTTGGGTAATGAAGTGACTAGAGGATGGCTGGATTCTCTTGAGGATATCTACATTGACCCTAAGTACCAAGAGGAGATAAGGAACGCTGTAGTCAACAGCCCAGAGGACTATCGTAAGAAAGTAGAGACTGATGAGTTGAGAGAGGCGGGTCTGAAGGAGAAGGATGGCGAATACATCCTCTCTAATGGACAGAGAGCCCCCAAGGACAAGGTGGATTTCGTCAAGCAGAACATCGACAAGAGGATGTTGACAGAATCCCCTACTTTACAGGCACAGAATCTGAGAGTCAAGGGTGGTATGATAGTCCCCGATAGGAAGCATCATTTGAAGCAGAAGACGAAGGTGAAGTGATATGGTAGCGACATTCAAGGAAGGCATAGAGATAATAGTCGATTTATTCAAGGATGATTGGAATCGCGCTAATACTGATAACTACAAACCCGTCATAGTGGATATCGCTGATATCAGCCCAGAGCATGGTAAGCGTCTAGACCTCCAGAAGAGCGATTATGTGCTAGTGTTTGAGACAGCGCATAACGAGGAGATACCAGATATACTGTACGATTTCGTCACCACTAGGATAAACATCACAGTTGATATGAGGACGGCTAGGAGTCGCAAGCAATTACAGAGGATGGAGAACGAGATAAGGCGCTTGACCCACACTAAGAGGAAGGGAGATGGCATAAACTTCGACAGGTTAGTATACAAGACACGTACGGACTTGTCCGATAGGAGTAAGCGTTTGTACCGTATGACCTTCCAAATCGAAGTAATTATATTCGCAGAAGCCATCCCATGAAGTGATATCCATGCCATCGACAGTATACAAGGGAGATTTAGTAGAGGCCTCGTTCGGCCATGAGAGCGGTATGGTATTGCATCATGATTTTCAAGGTGCTTCTGGTAGTTTCAGATTTCACGCTTTTGATGTAGATACAGATGCAGGAGAAGGAACAGACTACAGTACGCTGTATTTTTCGGGTGGAGCGAGTGATTGGCCTGTCGATAGCGGGGTACTCGCATATCCCGTAGGGATGCTAGTGGGTTCGCAACTGATATTCAGAGGCCTTACTCAAAGCAACCCCGCAAATGGTGACACTAAATTCGACAAGGCTAACAACGCCTCAGAGGGTAAGATATTCACAATCATAGAACATACCTATGACCACAGTAACACTAGGACTCAGTTGAGGATACATCCTCCTTTAGTGAATCAGAGAGCAAGTGGCGGTGCGATGGAATCCACTGAGGGGGCTATAGAGATTCTTCCTTTCAAGACTCCGACTATGGATACTGACCAACAGATAAACAATGCCGCTAATGCATCCGCTGAGAGGGTCATGACTGACCAATTCGTAGGCATCGTCAATACGATAACCCTACCAGAGACGAAGGTCGACCTCAAGAGGTTCCATGTCGTTGGACTAGGTAGGGACGTAGCCATCCAGACTCCCGGTAGGTTCCTCAATCAAGGAGGGTCATTTGAAGCCAATCTTCACAACTCACGATGGTTGTATTATTGTCTGGGTAGCGAGGTGACTAAACCTTCCAGTCATGAAGGTGGTGAGAATGGCAATGATTACCGATTGAACGTCGCTTCTCACGCTGGAACCTCGATGATAGTTGTTGGTCAAACAAATGGCAGTAATGCTCCAACTCAAAAGGATGAAGGCGATAATCAGGTGGGTGTCACAAGGGGTGATTACATCTACCTCAACGATGCAGATACCGTAGACGTAGATGTCCATATGGGTGGCATTGCTCCCGGTGATACCGGGGTATGGCCCACCAATTATGTCGAAGATGGTAAGACGACGACTATCTTGAGCAGAGCAAAGAAGAAGGAAGTCAGAAGAGTAGTGTCTGTCGTTCGTAATTCACCTGTCGATTACATCTGGTTGGACGACCCTTTGAATTTCGCTCATGACCTACATACACCAGTGAAATTCATCAGATACCTATCTAATGGTGACGCTTCAAGCCCTCATTTCAATTCAGCAACGGCCTCTCTAGAGAATCCAGTGAATAAGATGTATTTCTCAAAGGACACTGTCCCTTCCTTCGCTCTTGAAGTCAGCATAAGGAGACGTGATGTCGATGATGGGACTCCAACGACTGAAGCCACAGGTGGTGGTATAAACGATAGTAAGCAACTGACTCGTGTCTTCCGTGGTTGCAAGATAAAGGATTGGTCTGTCACTGCTGATACTGACGCCGCTCTCAGACTCACCGCTAACTTCGATGCGGCTCTATGCTACACTGACACAGGAAGGTTGGAAAGCACTAAGGGAGACAGGTATGACACTCATCGGCTATTTGAAGACGCACAAGGTGGTATATCTGGCAATTGGGCGCAAGCGGCCCAACTCTCGTCCCGTAAGGAGATGGGGTTAGCGAAGGGAACTCAGAAACCATTCATGTTCTACAATGGGACAATCAGAGTAGCGGGTGTTACATTGGGACAGGTAGTCTCTTTCACTCTCAATGGTAAGACTGGTGTCGAACAGCATTACACGATAAATGGTGTCACTACAGCGGATGCATCGACTGACCAAGTGCCATTCGCAGGAACTAGGAATGCCAGCATAGCCGTAGAGGGTAAGACCGAATACGATTTGGAGATGGAGATTATCGTCGATGACCCGGTGTTCTATCACAACATGAGAAGGTCAATACACAATCATGATGAGGACACCACAGATAAAGTAGACACAGATGTCATCAGACTTTCCTTTACGAAGCAGGGGACTGGAGCGTCCTCCGCTAGAGAGCAATTGGATTTCGTCATAGATGACTATTACATCACCGAAGCACCGCTCCCCATACCAGAGGATAAGGGTCCAATCAAGAGTACCCTAAAGATAATGCCCAAGTCTGTGAAAGTGGTTGCTAGAGATACCATACTACACGCATGAGGCATTGAAATGGATGAGTTACCACCAGCCATAGCCAGAGTGAGATACTTCCGAAGATACGGAAGGGATGCTTATGTCGATTGGTTGATTTCGGAGTTAGGGATTAATGCACAGGATATACCCTATTCGACGAGAGCGAAGATAGATAGTTTCGCAAAGAGTCTTCTGAATCCACCCGCTTGGGTCGAAGCGGCTCAAGAGGTGATGAGTAAGACCCCAGAGGAGGTCGATGCCGAGTACGAGGAAAAGTGGGATGAGGCGAAGGAGGCTTTGTCCCCACCCTCTGATTCACTATGGCAAGAGGAAGAGGAGGAGGAAGAAGAGGAAGAGGCTATCGAGGTGGCGGGTGAGAACAACCCGTTCAGTGATAGCGAGATTGATTACAATTCATGGACCGTCGTTGAACTACGGGCCGAGTGCAAGGAGCGAGGGCTTCCGGTATACGGAACCAAAGCGGAGATTGTATTGAGGCTACGAAGAGATGATGACACCGTGACACCACAACCAGAAGAAGATGAGACCGAAGCCCCCTCGGAAGAGGCTGTTGAGGAATCGTCAGATACCCCCTCGGAAGAGGCTGTAACAGAGGAAGTGAATGAAAATGCCGCAGATAGCGAACAAGGAAGCGATACTGAAGAAGAAGAATGAACAGCGACACGAAATACAGGTAGACCCGGAGAACCCGGATTCCGTCATGGAAGTATGGGTTAGGGATATTACCTTCTTCGATGTCCAGAACGCCGCACAACGAATGTTCCTCATGAAAGACGGGGAAGCAACACTGGATTTGGCCTCGTATTGGAGATATGCCTTCTCCCATTGGATAGTCAAGACCAATCCAGATTTGGATGTGTCAGAACTAATGGAACTCAATGCCTACATTGGGGAACAAATAGCCTCTCTACTACCGAAGCCAGATGAACTGGCGGAGGCCATGCAGGGGGGGTTTACCAAAGCGAACAGTTGAAGGTTCAACATTTTCTAAAGAATGGTCAAGTAGAAAATGTTGGAGATGTGTATCTCCATACACAATTGTTCGCCTACCGAATAGCGAAACATTACAACATATCACTGGGTGAGGTCTATAGTATGAGTGACGAGTTATTCAAACAATCACTCGTTTGGGCTCTCGCTGTCGAGGAAGAGGAAGAGAGGAATCGCAAGATAGAGAGCGCTAAGAATAGCACTAATCAAGAAGTCGTGACATTGGACTATGACTTCCTCAATTCGGAGGACTTCTAATGTCAATGGCGGCACTGCTCAACTCGTTGGCCGCAGTATCCAGTTCGACTAGTACCATCTCCAGTGCTATGACTGGTATTGGCAATCTAGTGAGTGGACTCGGAACAGCATTGAAGAATGCATTTGGCAATGCCGCTGATTGGGCTGTGGAGAAGTTCAATGGACTCAAAGACTGGTTCAATGAGCATATCATGCCTCTGTTACAACCCTTCTTAGATATTGGAATAAGCGTCTTCGGGACTTTGCAAGAAGCGTGGGGTCTATTCATGACAACCGCTAAAGATATTTTCAACAGTGTGCTCATGCCGATATGGGGAGCAATGGAATCCGCTTTTGGCGTATTGATGAGTCTTTTCTCTGGTGATTGGGAAGGAGCCATGACCAAGGCTCAAGAGCATTTCAACACCTACATAATGCCGATATGGGATAATCTGGTGGAGAAGGTGACCGGGGTTGCTGATTTCATAAGGGGCATTCTAGGTGACGCTTGGGATTGGGCGGCAGGGATGTTTGAGACTCATCTGGGTGGAAAGATAGACTGGTTGCAGGAGAAGTTCGCAAACGTCTCTACTTTCATCAGTGAGAAATGGAGTGGCTTCACAAGCACAGCACAGGAGTTGTGGAACACCCATGTGCAACCGCTATTCGATAATCTGAGTTCGATAGACCCATTCACACCGTTAAGCAACGCTTTCGACTCCGCTATGAACACGATGACGAACATCTACGATTCCACACTTGGTCCTGTGATAGATGTCTTGTCTGGTATCACCCTAAGTGACATCATAGGCGAATTGACTGATTTGGCAGACAAGGCCGCAGATGTGGCAGGTGGCGCTCTCGGTAAGATAGCAGGTTGGGGGAAGAGCGCCGTTGGTGGAGTCGCTGACGCCGCGAAGAGCGTCATACCCGGTGGTAGCGATGGTGGCGGTGGAGGAGCAGAAGGTACGACTGGTGCTTCCAGCATCAATCAGACATTCAACATGACCTTTGAGGTCAGTGGGGTCACAGACAGAAGCGACAAGAGAGCATTGGCTACAGAAATAAGCGCTATCATACAGGAGGAGATAGCGAGAAACTCGGGGACGACTACATTCGGATAATGGGGTAGGTAAATGGTAGTAGAAAGAAACGGGTATCCAATACGATTGATACAGGACAATGGGAATATCATCGAACTCATGGCTAATCGCATAGACATGAACGTCACTCGTAAGACGGGTGGCAAACCCATGCCAATGACTGGTAGTAGTAGGTTCTCCATGGACTTAAATCTGAATAAGGCCATGATTACAATTCAAGGGGTATTCATAGATGACACTATAGCAACTGGTGGTAGCAAGGCTTCTACTGTAATCGACTTCTCCAAGACTGTTACGACTCGTAATAAAAATAGTAATGGTACTTACGCTGGTCCTAAGAGTGGCGGTTGGTATGGTACTGGTTCTAATTTGCAGTATTTGTACCAAGCAGATGCTAGGGGAAATGAGGCGAATGGAATAGAATGTGAATTAACGAAGAGGACAGACGCTTCAGCGGGTCGATATTTCATCCCTAATGTCGATGTCATTCGCGGAGCCTTTTCGATACGTTCCTTGGTGGATGGTGAGTTGAAGCACATTAATTTCAAGAGTGTGAATAATACTTCTACCCCTCGGACTGATACCACCGCCTATAACTCGGGTCCAAGCGATGCAACCGTTAATGTCGATTTCAGTGGTAATTTCGCTACTGGGTATGGTAACGATTTGACTGGGGAGAATAATGGCGGCGGTATAACGAACCATCAGCCGTCGTATTCTAAGAGTTACAAAGCCTCTTGGGACCACCAAGCGCCTTATGCTTACAACGATGGTACTGGCGCTAATATCCGCACTGTGAAGATGAAAGAGAGCGTCAATAACGAGATACACGTTGGGCAGATTATATTCGGTGCTGGTATACCCGCTGACACAACTGTCGTTTCAAAGGTGACATACAATGGTGATGATTATGTCAGACTAAGCGCAGACCCTACTGCGTCTGCTGGTAATGGGTCTTCTTCGTGGGGCGATATATCTCTATCACAATACAGAGGAGTGACTCCCGAAACCCTCGCTACTGGTGTAGCCGCCGCTATTAATGGGAAGTTAAGTGCTCATTTTACCGCAGAGGTAGTGGAAGTCGAGGATGAGGATAATACAAAGATGAATGGTGGAGTGAAGATTACACAGGTGAATAATGGAAGCGTTGATGAGACGTATAGTGTGAGTTTCGGAGAGGGAAATTATGGCTATCTACGACCTTTCGTAGAACCGTATACAGGTGGCAAATCGGACATTCAGAAATCTGCTGGTGATAAGGTGCAGGACTTATGGGGGGTAATCAACAATAGTAGACCTGCTGATAAGATATCTATTCCCAGAGAGCGTGCATCTTTTCTACGCAAAATGAATATGAGAGTCCCCGAATTTCTGCAAGATAGAGGGAAGGGAGATTACATAGTTGGTCTTCAATTGCCGTATAACTCAATGGTGCAGTCTAGTGAAACGGGGATGTACGTCCCTCGGAATTTCCTAGTTCCCGTTGGAAAATCGACAGATGCGAATGGGCCAGAAGAGGGTAAAGCAGGTAGACCATTCGGCAATAAGGGCTCAGAGGAGAATAACGAGCCAGCCAATGTAAAGTTCTCCAAGTTAGGTTTCACCTCTGGTATTCAAGGCACTGTCACCAAGTTCGATGTCTCATATGATGCTGGTGAGAACGTCTATGTCTTCACTATGATATTCGCACCGATAAACAGGATGATTTGATGCCATATGACAGCGATAGGTGATTCCAATCACGCCTTCTTCTTCGACGGCGTTAGTGATAGCATAATCGTTCCACAAGGAAACTTCACAGACCTCGGTCACAAGAGACCGGAGGGGGGTCATGACGCTAGGCGAATCCTCGGTAAAGTCACACATGGTGATGCTTTGGAAGAGCGTGAGCATTCTACTTTCGTGGTAGAAAGTTGGGTAGTACCCGATTGTGGGGGGACTATCATAGAGAGGGAGGGGCAGTTCAAACTATCAATAGGCGATGTGGACACCCCCGGTCCCGCCACGTTCACGATTCATCTCAGATACGAGGGGAAGGTGCAGAAATACACTCTTACCACCGCTTCCACGGAGACTAACAACTATGATGGAACCGTATACCCACCCTCGACTCTTGGTGGTATACATGACTCATACAACAGATTCAACGCATCCTATGATGATGCTACCGATTTGAATAGGAACCATAGACCTCTGATTCACGTTGTTGGTGTGCTGGATGACAACAAGATATCGCTCCATGTGAATGGGGTAGAGATGGCTTCCAAATCCTTCTTGAAAACATCTGATTTGACTCTGGTTACTTCTGATTCTCATATCTTGATAGGTGGAAGAGGTGGTGAGTTCCGAGGTGTCATGGAGTCGGTTCATATTACCAACACCATGACTGATGGTATTCTTGAGGGGGCATCCAAGGCCAATGAGGGTACTAGTCTTCTCTATAGGTTTGAGGAACCCATATCACCAATAGAGGACACTTATACGTTCTCGGACACATCTGCCACTGTCATAACTCTGAGTACCACAGATGCTATCACACTGGCGAAGAAAATCACCGGGAAGGACGCAGTGAGTGGGACGATAGACTTCACGGCATCTCCATACAGTAGTGGTAATTACATTGTGATACAACCCGGTAGTGGGGGAAGCACCACTCACCAAGTGCCTCATGTTCCATTCAATCTGTTAATCAACCCTAACTCAATCAATCCCAACACTAGGAAACCTAACGGCAAACCACCAGAGAGAGTGAGGCTGGAGAGCATCAATACCTCCAATGGACAACTAACCATATCTAGCGTACATCTCGATTTCGACACCGCTTCCAATGGAAAGAGGGGTCTACTACATACCACGCACACAGCGAACGTCGATAATCACTTCGTGGTCGTAGGGGCCGATTTGTTGGTCGATGCCGCAACAGGAAAGCCGTATCAGCCTCCTCATTACTCCACTCAGATAATAGACAGAACTGGGCAGATGGTTATTGATGAGAGTGGTTTCGATAATCATGGCTTCGTCTATTCCAGTAGGATGGCTAATACTGTGGACGATACGGATAACCCGTTTGCTGTGACTTGGCCTACTGCTCTGGATGATAAATTCTCAGTGGGTCATAGCGGTAGGCACATCAAGAATCATGTCGATGGGCATTATGCTATGAGATTCCTCCCCGAAGCATCTGAGGAGATAGTGAATGTCAATTCAGATGGTTCAGCGGATATAGTGGAATTGCATTATGATACCGATACCGGAGTTAGTAGTCAAGTCTCTATTAATGGTAAATTGGATGTCTATAGGGAGATAGAGGATTCTAGAGTCATAGAGGTAGTGAATTCCTCACAGGCCACCAGTGTCTACAACTCCTTCCAAGGAGTTTCAATTACAGGCACGAAGAGGCTTCTGGCTATAGGTGGCGCTGATTTCGATGTCACACCTTTCCTACTGAAAGGGCCAACGCCAAAAAGAAAAGAGACACCTAGTGATAAACTGAGAACGCACCATCTAAGACCCTCCAAGGAGAGCAGAGTCGCTCTGTTACACGTTCCTGTATTGCGTTCTACGTATAACATGGCTCCGTATGTGGAAATTCACTACAATGCGATAGATTTGACTGGTGCTAGTATGGATGGTAGTAACACCAGTGTGCCACTTCTCATGGTGGAGAAGACAGTCCCTGCTTCCAATCTAGATGTAGGGAGTGGTAACTACATCTATGACATAATAGCGACTGCGGTTGCCGCTTCCGGTGGTGCTACTCTTTACTCACCCGGTGGGATGCTGATGATAGATTCTGGAGAATCCAATAGCGTAGTGCTACAAGAACCACATTCTCTGATTGGGGATAATAGCGAGGGATATGACAGTGATGACTCTCTCGATGAGTCTCTTACTCCTGTGAATCACACCCCTTACGCACAGGCTGACGCCATACAGAATACGACACCTCAGATAGTGAAAGACTCTGTTTCTCAGAAGAGCGAGCATAAGTCAGTATTCAATCTACTGACCATGAAGGCCGCTTCCAATGAGGGAACGGATATCGATATCGGTTCCACTAGCAGGATGAAACCCGCTGTGATTCACGCTTCTCCATCCGATGGTGAATTCGACATAGGTATCTCTTCCTCTTCCTCACAGTTGCATGAGGTCTTTGATGTCATAGACAACATAGAGTCCTTAGAGAATAACTCTGATATGATTCTGATTGTTCAACCCTCAGATAGACGGAGAACCAACCAGTTGCAACACGTCAATGGTGTTCTATCCGAGACCTCTGTGAAGGCGAATAAAATCTCTATTCACTATCTGATGAGTCGCACTAAGGTTCGCTCCATATCTGACGCTGAGGATAGCGAGACCGGGTACACCAAATTGGTATGTCATGGTGTCACTGAAGCGCTCAGTAATGCCAATGTGGATTTGAGAGGTAAGGGTAGCCCGGACTCTCA